GTGTTGTCAAACCACTCGACAGTCTTCATAAGAGCGTCATCGCCAAACACAGTGTCAACGAATGTTGCGAGGACAGTTCTAATTTTCTCAACCGGTTCGAGATTACCTTTGAATTTGATTTTTCCAAGTTTCTTGAACCCATTCTTAACTCTTGTTAAGAAATCAGTAATTCTAGTCGAAAGAGCCGTTAAACGCTCAGGCAGATTCGATAAGTAATCACCAAACTTACCGAACCACTCAAGCATCTTGGTTTTAGCAAGCTTGAGTCCGGCCCAGGCAAATTTGATTATGGTCGCGACGACCTCGGAGAAGGATTTGATTATCGGCGAAAGAATGGAATCCAAATAAGTGAAGAAAGCACGAATTCCTCCGCTTTCATTCAACTTATTATTTAAGCCAAAGACAGCAGCACCGATCTCTCCAATAGGAGTTAAAATCGCATCCAAAATCGGGCTAAACTCCAAGGCAAGGTCGATAACAAAGGTGATCGCTTCGCTAACGATATTAAATACCGTGGCCATTGTCGAAAATACGCCTTCGAGGATTCGGCTAAAGTTGTACCAAGCCAGGGTATAATCATTAAACTCGTTACCTTCGAAGAGCCATCCATTTATCGACATCATTAGATGATCCAGCCAGGCTGTTATATCAGCAAACTGACCGGGAATGTCCATTACTCTCGCGACAATGCTCCAGGCCGTGTCTCCGGCTTTCAGTATCTGATCTATAAATTTTGCAATGCCTACTATAGCATTTTTAAGAGATTCTGCCCCGCCATAGTCATTTGCGAAGGTCTTAAGAAGTTCATTCCTTATGGTAGAAGACCGTTCGATCGTTCCGCTAAGAACATTATTTAACGCAGTAAAGAATGTCTTAGTCCCTTCAAAACCTCCGAATAGAATATCAAACGACTGGGCCCAACCAGAACCAGCGGCTTCTTTAAGCGTGTCCATCAGCATTGTAAAGGTTCTAACAGTCGTGGCCGCTTTCTCCGCATTTTGACCAATTTCCATAAATTGGGCAATCTGCTCGTCAGAGAAATTCATTCCCTTGAGCTCTGCTTCGGTCAGTTCGCCGGAGTAAATCTGGAGGGCTGTAATAAGAACTTCGTTCGTAAGCCATCCGGCTTTTAGCGAATCTCGGAAGTTTTCCTTCACATTAACAGACTGCTTGCCAACCCGGACCATGCCTTTTTGTACTTTTTTATCGATGACTTCAGCAACATCTACGGCAAGATTCCTGAACTCCTCTGTAGCCATGTTGGCATTTTCGATTGATTTCCAGTCGATAAGCCTTACAGCACCGCCAGACAACGCCTGAGCCAAGTTATACATTGCATGACTGGCCTGCTGCGTGTTTGCGCCGGCAGTTGCCGCCCAGTTTGAAATACCCTTAATCGCATCCACAGATTCCTGTAGACCCACACCCTGATTGGTGAATTTACCAATGTTGGACGTCATGTCAGAGAAACTGTAAATGGTCTTATCGGCATATGTGTTCAACTGGTCCAAAGCAATGCCGATGTCCTGAATTGCTTCCTCTTCAGTGTCGTATGAACCTCTGATACCGCCAAGAATTGTTTGGATCGAATTGGTTTTGATCTCAAATTCGCCCCAACCGTCTTTGACAGGGTCGATCGTGAACATCTTCAGGATCTTCTCGCCAGTATCGACAACCGCGGACGAAATCCTCTGAAGAACCTGCAGACCGATGTTGCCCATGAGGGTAAATTTGTTGGTAATCGAATCCACACCGCTCTCGATGGAGTCCAGTCGCATCGAATTTGCTGCAGAAGCAACTCTGTCGAAACCTTTCTCGCCATCTTTGAATTGCAGCTTATCTTCAAGCTTTTCAAGAGAGTTTATAGTGTTTTGAATGCCCTTCTCAAACTTTCCGTTCTCAAATTGCATCTCAACAACTCTCTGATCAATAACAGTGCTCATCCAACTACCTCCTTCCACGCGTCATTGGCTATCTGCTCAAACATCGGCTTCATTGCAGGATTTATATAGTCTACGCCTTCAACCCAAGCGCCGTTTCGAGTAGCGTGGCCGTACTGGAGAAGTATAGCCACGCAAGCTCCATCGTTGACATTGCTGTTTGTCCAGGTTATCTTAGCGCGCTTGTTATCCACCTGGATCTTATAACCCCAGGATGATGCGGTTTTACCCGTATCCACAGGTGTCGCCGCTGCCAAACGCTCAACCCCAAGCTGCCCATAACGATCCAGATTTTCCAGATACTTTCTTTTGAGCAACTTGTTAAGAAAATTCATAGTATTCGTAAAGCCTTTGCGTTTGCTCATCCTGAGGTTCCTCTTTTCTTAACCAGTGGTCCCCAATCGAGACCGGCGTTCCTTATTCATTGCTGCCCACTGCCTTGCAGTATCGCCGCGGCCCTTCCTGCCTTTCTTCGGAGGAGTATTCTTAATGCTGCATATTCGAATAAGCGTCATAAGGCGATTGAGATGCCATTTCTCGCACGGTTCGAATGGAATGTTCATAGCAGTCATGTCATAATATAATTCCTCAGAGGATGGGACATGGCGATTTGGACGCTTGTTCGGATCATTTCGGAACGTGGTAGCAGTCATCGGGTCCTTAATATAATTCTCGATGTCTATGATGTTTTGCCTTGTAAGAGAACGATATACAATTGGATCGGTCGGATTTACTGTCATGCAACGAATGTAGTCGAGCATCTCTTCGGTAGTTCTTTCTTCGCCGGAAAGGTATTTTTTATGCCATTTTGCTTCCCATTTTGAAATTGATAGCAAAGAATGTTCTAGCTTAAGTGTATGCTCTTTCGTTTGGATAAAAGCGCCGAGCCCATTGTCCGCTTTTTCATCATAGAATTCTCTTCCGGGGACCAGGATCTCAAGCATCCGTAACCACTTCGGTTTCCTGGGCCTTCTTTTCATTGAGATTCTCTTCGATTTTGGTGCGGATATCCTCAGGCATGATAGCCGCAATAAATGCGGTCAACTTGTTTTCATCTTCAAGAAGACCTTTAAGAAGTTCACTATAAGCCTCGCTTGCCGCGAAAGCTTCACGCATTTCGGCGTTCTTAACGAAGCGCTTTCCATCAGATGTCTTCTCGCCGTATGCGCGGAGAATAAGATTAGTGATCAGGGAGAACATGCCACGCCCGTCGCGATTTTCACGCATAATCTGCAGCTTATTTGACATATCTCCATCGTATTCAAGTTCGATTTCAGTGAGCTCTGCTTCAGTCAGATTGAAGTAGAAAACGTCAGTGCGTTCTTCGCCGTCAAAATCTCGATAAGTAACCTTGCGCTTAACCATAATTTCTTTCCTCCATTATTGAAAAAATAAGTAGTAAAGGGCACCCCATATTTCAGGAGTGCCCAAATTAGAGACTGATTACGCCGCCTTCATCATGGTGATGACTTCATTCGGAAGCGGCAGAGTAGGTTCGGTTTCAGCGGTACCATACAGCTTATCTTCAAGGGCCTTAAGCTTGGTCGGATCGGCAACACGGGAATCGATGACGATCTCAGAGGTGGGTTCGTGGCCTTCGAAGACAACCGGGATAGTGTCAACGTCCCAAGAGAATGTCATAGCATCCGGGCTATCGTTGACGGTCTCGTAATCTTCGTCAGAAGGAGAAGCAGTGCAGCCATAAATCAGGTGCAGCTTATAGCCTTCATCCTGCTTGGCATCGCTGCCGACTTCAGTACGGAAGCAGAAACCAAACGGACGGCGCTTCTGCTGACGTACGTATACGCCTTTAGCAGCTTCAACAGCACCGTTGCAGATATTGAATTCGTCAGGATAAGTATAGGCTTCGATAGTGAGGCCCAGAGTTTCTGCAGAGCGCAGAACAGCATATTTCATGTTGTCCGCCCACAGTTCATTAGGTTCAGCACCATCAGGGCTGAGCGTCACAGAAGTGAGACCGTTCCAGGCCACACCATTGTCATAGGTACCGTCGTCCTTCGTAGGGAACAGGACGCCGTATTTGTTACCCATTTCATAAAACCGTTTGCCGGTATCGTCCCACGTAAGTTTAGCCATAGTGAGCTACCTCCTAGTAGTAAATTTGATAGACAGTGTGATGCAAATTATTTGCTGTGTAATGACGTGAGAAGCTGGTGTAAGGCAATTCACTCACGCGATCCGGAATAACACTGTCCGGATCTTTATCAATGACGGTAACGGTATAGCGTTTCATAGCGCTGTACTTGATGTTATCTGCGTGTTTTACGTCTATATCATCAAGCTCATATCTGATGCAAGGAAAATTCATCTCGTGGGATGAAGGCTGCTGGAAATATACATATTTGGTGATGCCTTCCAGTATCGCTTGCAATTCAAGCCTTGATCTCATGATAGACACCCCCAACAGTAAGCACTAATCTTGGGCGTTCTACCTCGACCGAGGAGACTTTCCATTTGGTGCCCATCCACTCGATGTATCTTATGGCGTGGAAATTCTGATATGCATATGCGTCAGCAACAATACTGAACTGGTTATTAATGTTCAGATTATCATTAAGCCCCTCACCGTTTTCCAATCGCCGTGTATTTCTAATTACATCGCCGTAGTATTGGCGAGTGGTGATAGAGTCCTCCCAGACGCCTGGTGCAGTCTCTACCGGCTCTGCGTATCCGATTTTTCCGTAATATCTAGCCATAAAATCACTTCCCATTTTGACTCGACTCGTGCCCAGTATGGTGAGGCTGATTGGTATGATGACAAGCCAGCCCGAATAAAGGAGGAAAGAATCTTTGGAGGTGCTAATCAGCCCCACGAGACTGAGCACGAGTCAAAAGTCATTTCATGCAATTAAAAAGGCTCAGGCATTAGGCCTCAGTCTTTTCATAATAGGTCTTACCGCTCACGACAGTGGTGTCGCTGGTCGGACGATACAGGGTACCCTGCTTCTCGTAGTATCCCTGTTCGACAGGATTGCCGGAAGGAGATTCGACTTCGGTGTAAGTATAATTAGCACCGTTGATGGTGACTGCCATAGCGGAGAAGGGCTTGATCAGAGCACCGCTGCAACGGGTTTCAATCAGGTACTTATACTGGTTGTAGTCGATGTCAAAGTCATCGAACAGCTCAACACCAGCGCCCTTATCTGCACCAACGTTGTAGTCGTCAAGGTCAACGATAACACCGACCAGCTCTTCATTACCCTTCTTCTGGCCTTCCATAACCGGAACGGTCACGATACGATTGACACGAATCTTACGGGCAAGAGCAGCAGTATCAGCATACAGCGGATGACCAATGCCGTCTTCAAGCAGGAGCATTTCGGTAAGCCAATCTTCAGTAGTATAGAAGGTCAGGTTGCCGGAACCCTTATAGTTCTTACGGGCCTTGATGATGGCGCGAATCAGGGCCTTTGCCTTGGTTGCTTCGTCATCCTTAGCACCGGGAACAACGTTGACACGGATGGTGTACAGCTCGTCATCGCCCCAGATAGGACGAATATGCTGTTCGCTGATCTTATCTTCATCAGTGGAGAGACGACCGTCACCGATCAGGATAGCACGTGCAAGCTCTTCATCGAGCATGACACGCATTTCACCCTTAATCCAGCGGACAACGTCGAAGTCGGTGATGTCCAGGATATCGTCACGGTCGAGCTTCTGCTTCTTGTACACGGTCTGAGGATCAGTCGTACGACGGAGCAGGCTGAAGACTTCTTCAATCTTACGATGGCCCTTAACATAACCCTTGGCACGAGCTTCGTCCATGGTGATGTTAGCATACTGGCTCTTAATACGGCTGAAAGGAGTCTTATGAACACCATTCATGACCGTGCTGACCCAGTCCTGATCGCGACGGATCCAATCCGGGGGATTGTTAAGGTTGCGATATTCCGGGAACAGGGTATCAATATCGGCGATACCATAGGTCTGCTCGGAACCATCGGAATTATAGACGGCATGAGCCAGGCTGTCGCTGGATCCGAAATATTCTTCAGTAGCAGCTTTCAGAGAACCTGTGCGCTTCGCGTTCTCGAAAATAGACTTCATATCGTCATGGCTAAGGACATCTGCGTAAGCGCCGCCCTCAAAAGCATTGTGTTTCATTTCTGAATCCTCCGATCCACCAAATTCATCAAGCATTTCGCCAAGCAGGAAATACACGACGTTCTTCTGCTCGGGAGTAAGTTCATTAAATACATCTCTGACTGTACGTTCAGGCATATTCTTAACCTCCTGTTTTGGCTGTGCCTGCGACACTGTCTGCGCCGGGATAGCCGCATGCATAAGCACTGGTGGCTGAACCGGTCTCATAACAGGCACGAACGGTACTAAATTTGGGCGAATAATCTCGCCGTGAGAATAAATGACAGCTTCATCTTCGCAAGGCTCTCCGTCCGCATGCTCAAGAACAGGGAACTCGATCAGAGCCTCCGGATTAGCACCGGCAAGCACGAGGCTAAGTTCGCGAATGGTTCCGTGAAGAACATCGCCGCCTTTATGCTTCAGTTTGTTCGCATAGATGCTGAATGCGTTAATGTCGCCGTGGCGAATAAGCTCCTTAGCATCATTTGCTGCTTTGCTGTCGTTAAAGTAACAATAGGCATAAACGCCTTCATCTTTGTTATAAAGAATGGCGTGGCCGAGTACGTTCTCCGGGTCATCGTGCATGTGCTGCCAGACCAGTGGAACTTTCGTGCCGTCGCATTCTCTAAAAGCACCTGGGCGAATAGTTCGGCCGTCTGCGCACTTGACATTGAACTTTGTCGCCCATCCACAAATATCGTAGTTTTTATCCATATCAATATTCCTCCACGGCCTCGCCGAGAGCTGAGATTGGCGTACTCATCAAGTCAGGTTGAGGCGAGTCGACATAGCCGGATGGTTCGGAATCAGGAGCAATTGCAGAATCTCCTACATCTTCAACCGGCATGTTTTTGTTAATAAGCTCATTCGCACGATCCGAATCGGCAGGTTTAAAGCCGAGGATGGCACGGAATTCATTGGCACTGAGAATTTCGTTTCTGCTAAATACATCGGCGATCTTAGCCAATTCATTTACTGGGACGAGACGGAAAGGATCCTTAAAGAACATGATGCTCTGACGTTGCGTTCTGGCGGTCTTCGTAAGAAACTTCCGCTTCATCTCATCGACAACAGCGCTTATGATTGGTTCAAGAGTTCCGTTGTTGTAATTCAGCATCTGCTCCTCATTAGCAGTGCCATTGAACACTTCTTCAGTAAGTCCGAGCTGATTAAAAAACTCCTGCCTGAGAGATTCGATCTGCTCAAGCAGGTTGTTTTCCAGAGGTTTATTCAGCTGAACCACTTTCTCGGTACCGTCCATATAGGCGATTCCGAGTTTGCTGTTTGCCAGTTGGCTTTCGACATCCTCTCTACGCTGTTCAGCACGCTTCTTGTCGAGCTCGCGGCGGGCAGAGTAGGGGACTTGAATAATCAGATTGAGGTTGCTTGAAGCAGTCCGTTCATCGATCATATCCAGAAGAACAAGTTTACGCTGCAATCTCTGAAGAGTTGAGTTCGGCTCGTTCATTACTGACCGAAAAGGGTTTTCTGGAAGAGCCACCATCCTCTTTGGAACGGTGATCGTTTCCTTCTTTCC